TGAATAATATTAGAATGTATAGAAATAAGTTTAAAGAGAACTATGGTGAAATAGTAGTATGTGGTGATGGTAGAAAGAACTGGCGTAAAGACTTCTTTCCTAACTACAAGTTTAAACGTGGTAGTAATAGAAAGAAAGATAACGTTGATTGGGATGAACTGTTTAGGATCATCTATCAGGTGTATGAAGAGATTGGGGAACACTTTCCATATAAAACTGTGTTGGTAGAAGAATGCGAAGCAGATGATGTTATTGCAACTCTTGTAGAAGAAACTCAGGAGTTTGGTAAGAACGAACCTATCATGATCGTATCATCAGATAAAGACTTTGCACAACTACAAAAGCATCCTAATGTTCAACAGTACTCTCCTTTGAAGAAATCATTTGTTGTAGAACGTAACCCTAGAAAACAGTTGTTAGAACTTATTTTAAAAGGTGACCAATCAGACGGTGTTCCTAATGTACTAAGTAATGATGATTGTTTTGTAGAGGGAATTCGACAAACACCTATGCGCCAAACTAGTATAGATAAACTTACAGAAGATATCAAAGCTATGGGTGATGAAGTATATAGGAACTATTGTCGCAATAAAAAACTTATTGATTTGGAAGAAACTCCTAGTTCAGTAAAATCTAAAATACTAAATAGTTTTGAAGAGCAAGACAAGTGGAACAACAGAGGTAAAGTCTTTCCCTACTTTGTAGAGAAACGTTGCCGAATGTTACTAGAGGATATAGAGGACTTCATTTAGTATGGTAAATAAGACCACATATAATGTACATGAGATTTTAGAACAAGTTTCTAAAGCTAAAAGTCGCACAGACAAAATAAACATCTTAAAATCAAATCAAAACAATTGGGCAATGAAAGATATATTGCGTGGTACTTTTGATGATTTGGTTACATGGAACTTGCCTAACGGCAAGCCACCATATGAACCTGCAGATGAGAGATCTACTCCATCTAATCTAATGAAACATAATAAAAAGTTTGCGTACTTCATTCCTAATGGACCAGGATCAAAAATGGCAGCAGTCAAGAGGGAAAAGATCTTTTTGGATATGTTGGAAACAGTACATCCAAAAGATGCAGAACTTCTTGTTGGCATGATCAATAAGAAAATGCCTGTCAAGGGCATTACAAAGAAACTGGTACAGGAGGCATTTCCAGATTTAATAGTTAAGTAATATGTAATACAGGAGAAGGTATGAGTAGAATCCAACTTGATAGACTGAGAAAAGATTTAGAAGAATTAAACCTATACATAAGTAAAGTAAAGGAAAAAGGTAAGATGGACCTAGTTTCAAAGTTAAATAAAAAAAGAGATTTTCTAGTGTCTAAGTTGGAAGCTGCATAAAAATGTAAAGATTGGGGTTGCCAATCTGATTAAAAAAGGTTATAATGATGCCTACATACACAATGATAAACGTGTCTACAAGTGAAGAAAAAGAAATGATCTTATCTCTAGCAGAGCGAGAAGAGTTTCTGTCTAATGGTGAGTGGAAACAAAAGCTGATTACTCCTAAGTTTATTTCTCAGCATGGTTCCACTCACAATAAGGCAGGTGACGGTTGGAAAGATGTTTTGCGAAAAGTAAAATCTGGCGCAGGTAAAGAAAACAAGATAGACGTATAATATGACAAAACGTGTGAAGAGTTTGAACAACTCTATGACTGTTAGATTGGCTGATCTGTTACAGCACGATCCATTGACAGCAACTCAGGAAGCTGCTTATTCAGCATGGGATGATGGCGATAACTTAGTTCTTACAGGATCTGCAGGTACAGGTAAAACCTTTATGGCATTGTACCTTGCACTAGAGGATGTTTTAGAAGCACAAGAATATGATAGATTAGTTATTATTAGATCTATGGTTCCAACAAGAGATATGGGGTTCTTACCCGGAACTAAAGAAGAAAAGGAAGATGCATTCACTTCTCCATATAAGAACATATGCCACGAGCTATTTGGAGATAAATCCTCATATAATAAAATGTTAACTTCAGGTCAAATATCTTTTGACTCGACTTCTTTTATTCGAGGAACCACCTACGACAACAGTGTTATAGTTGTGGACGAAATGCAGAACTTAAACTTTCATGAGTTGGATTCCGTAATCACACGTGTAGGAAAGAACAGTAAGATTATTTTCTGTGGTGATTACAAGCAGAGCGACTTTAAGTTTGATGATGAAAAGAATGGTATCATGAAGTTTTTACAGATTGTGGAACAGTTACGCAACTTCTCTATAGTGAACTTTGGATGGGAAGATATTGTGCGTTCTGATTTTGTAAGGGATTATATAATGACTAAAGAAATGCTAGGATACTAAGAGAGGTTAAAATGGCAAAATATTCTAGGTACGATCCACGTAATAAAAAACGTGATAATAATAAAATCAAGTCTCAAACAAAAGACTTACGGATACGTGAAGTATCGGGCAATGAAAATAAACAGATGCTAAATGAAGTAATGTTTGACGATGAGTATGATCATGACGAACTTGACAACCAACAACTCCAAGGATAATCTTCCAGATTTTGTTTACATTTTTTCTATAGATAATCATAAGGATTATTGGAAGCCTTTACTGTTAGAATCTATTGAGAAGATGAAAGAGAACAATAACATTCAGTTGAATGATGAAGGATATTATTATGATTTTAACATAAAAACCGCTCCTAGAACATATGGTAAACTTATGGATCATATAGTTCTTGATCCTATAAGCGAACTTGAACAAATGTTTGGCAACTATTGTAGAGCAAAAAATATCAATATGGAGAAGGGTGACAAAGACAACATATATTGGTTTCAACAATACCTACAAGGTTCAGGCTTTGGTTGGCATAGCCATAATGCTCATTGGGCAATGGTATATTATGTTGAGCTACCTGAAATGACAGAAGCCACAGAGTTTTTACATTTTGGTCAGTTTGATGTGAAAGAAGGTGATATGATATTCTTTCCTACATTTTTAAATCATAGATCGCCAGAAATTAAAAGCAATCGAAGAAAAACTATAATATCAAGTAACTTTGATTTTGCTGTTGATAGGGAGATGATTCAGGATTATGGCATCGAACATTTTAGGAATAGATGATCATTATTTACACTGTCCTAGAGATAGTTGGGGTGGTACTGATCTCAATAATAAAGATATGGTTGACGCTTGGCTTGAGATACAGAAAATAGTGAACCCTAAACGTGTTATAGAAATTGGAATGTTTGCAGGACATGGATCTCTTTTAATGATGAATGTATTTAAAAACTTAGTGTCTTTAGAAAGCTATGATCCTAGTGATGTCTCTGCGAGAAATGCGAGACAAATACGAAAGTTCTATCCACAACACACATTTTATAAAGAACCCATTTGGGATAAAGAATATCGTCACAAAGATATTGATTTAATATTTGTTGATGGTATGCATGATGGTGAAGCACCGTTTCGTGATTTTACTTCGTGTATGAAGATAAAACCAAGATATATTCTTGCAGATAATATTGAGAGAGTAGATGTTCGCAGAGCAACTAAAGTAAAAAATAAAATGTGGGGTAAAAAATACAAGCCTAAGTATTGGTTCTACACTAATACAAAATACAGTTCTCTTATGAAAGAAGATATAACATCTCCCGGTATTATGGGATTATTTAAAATGGAAGGCAACTATGACAATTGAAACGATTTTGAATCTTAGATATCAATGGGAATCTATGGTATCGTTTAGAAAGAGTTATGATTTACCAAGCTACGATGGTAATATACATAACTTAAAAGACTTTATTAAAAACGGGCATAAGTCTAATAGATTTAGAAAAAACTTTGATGAAGCCATGCGATTAGCGAGAGAGATTGTTGAGTATTATGAGCGACCTATGGCATCATTGGATAAACAATTGGCGTGATAATCACGGTAAAGATACTATTAGATGGAAAACTACTGTAGGTATTGGTGACAGTATGTATGGTCTTAACATTGCTTATATGAGAGCATTTGTTAATCAAAAACCAACAAAGTTTCAACTACATTTTTTTCATCCAAAAGACTATGTTCATCACTATGAAGATCCTGAAGCAGTTGTAGCTAGAGTCGAATATATTCGAGATAGGTATATGTGGAAAGATATAGTTGATGTTGAATACGTTTATGATAGCACTGATACGGCATTATACAAGCAGTTTTATCAAGGTATTACGAGATATAAGAGATCTGAGATGTATCGATATTGGGCATTAGACCCCACAATATCTACTCCATCACAAAATAAAAAAATAGTTTTGTGGAGACCAACCAATAATATGACCCAACAAGTTGATAACGATAAACACATACTTTTAGATTGGGAGTGGCAAAGGCTTATCGACAGGTTAGAAGACTTTGGCTATAGCGTGACAGAGATTGATTATAGAACTCCTATAAGAGAAGCGTTATACCATATAAGAACTTGTGAGTGTTGTTTGTCGTATGAGGGAATGTGGCATTATATCAGTAAGAATCTTTTTAAACCTCATATAGTGATAGGCACTTCTTCTATTTCTAAGTGGCATACTCCTGCTGCAGTGGTAACAGATAAAGGGTTCTATATAGATAGAGATCTTAAAAAGATTGACTATATGATAGAAAGTGCAACTGAAAAAGCAGACAACTTTAAAGAAATATTCTTTAGATTTGTGAATGGATGGTAAAATGCAAATAGACAGAGCAGTTATCGAAATACAAGGTGGATGTAACTACACCTGTCAGATGTGTCCACAGACTAATCCTGATGGTACTACAGGTGCACGTGGTAAAAACTGGATGAAGAAGATGCCATTGGCAGAGTTCGAAAGATATGTTGCAGAGTGTGCAGAAGCAGGACTGAATGTTGTAAATCTTGATGGATCTGGCGAGGCTACAATCTCTATGGATCTACCAAAGTATATTGAGGTGGTTAAGAAGTATGGCGCACAAGCTGTAATCTTTTCTAATGGATATCGTATGAACGGTAACTTCATGAAAGAATGCGTAGATGCAGGATTAGATTTCTTTAGGTTTAGTATTGTAGGGTACAACTATGATAAATACAAGGAGTGGATGAACAGCGACAACTTCTATAGGGTAATATCTAACCTCCATGAAATGAAACGTTACGTTGTTCGTTCTAAATCGAAATGTGTTGTTGCAACATATCACCTAATACTTGATAATGATAACATTGATCATGAAGTTGAAGAGTATAAGAAAATCGTGAAGTCTGCTAATGTTCAGACAGAGATTTGGAAGATGCATAATTGGAGTGGTGTGTATGATCCTGAGTATGATAGAAGTGGTGAAAAGAAAACTTGTGGTAGACCATTTTCCCCTGATATTGTTATTAGGGCTGGAGGTCTTGGCAGTAGCACTGGTGCTATTCACCCTTGTTGTCAAGTACTAGGAAGAGATGATGAGGCAGTGTTAGGACACGGTTCACTCAACACGCTTGAAGAGATTTGGTATGGAGATGAATATAATACGCTGAGAAAGCAACATGAAACAGGAGACTATCCTGACTTTTGCAAGGGTTGCGACTTCTTGATTGACGATCCCGAAGTTTTAGTGTATACTAATCATGGACGTGAAAACTATAAAATGTATGGAACAAAGTTTAACTTGGATGATTACAGATGATAGAAGATCCTCTATACTTACCTAAAGACACTAGAGTGTTCATTATGTGCGATGCTAATAGCGATCCACAAATGCTTAACCTTTCGCATATAAAGAAGAGATTAGAGATATTTGGATATAGCTTTACCGTACAATATGTAAATGATCTTCCAATGATTCTTCGTAACATGTCTCCTGAGGATATCCAGAAGGACATGGGATTTTATATTGATGTTCCTGCTAGTAAAATAGGTACTAATCAACTTTATAAATGGTATTCTTATTTGTCTGTATTAAGAAAGGCTAGGATTTTAAAGAAACATTTTTTAGTTCTTTTTGCTGATGTTAGTAACTTTAAAAACGACGTTGAGATACACCATCTAGATGAACCTGTTAGGTATATACATGATGGACATAAACTTCTTATGGACCATCATACAGCAAATAAAATACTTACACGTTTTAATACTAGTTCAAGTTACTTATATAATAATAACAATATCCTTAATTATGACTTTCATCAACTGATTAGAATGCATGACCAACCAAAACTATAAAGTCGCTATGATCCAGATAAAAGATCATCCTGTTTCCCAAATGTATATGAGAACAGTAATGCCTAGTTGGAATACACATGGCATCAAAGTTATACTACACGATGCAACAACACCTAAAGACTTGGCATATAGAAATACTTTAAATTTTGGTAAAAAGAGACGTGGTAGAACTAAGTCTTTCACGGCTACTGAAAAAGCTGTATGGTATAGCCATTTCGATCTTTGGTGTCAATGTATTAAAAAAGGTCCATTAGTGATTATTGAACATGATTCTATGCTATCAAAACCTCTTCCAAACTTTGATAAAGAAGGCTATAAAATACTATCTTATATGAAAACCCCTGACAATATTTCTGTTATGTCTCCTGGTTCAGGTTATTATATCACCCCACCTATAGCAGAGAGATTAGTTGCAAGAGCGGTTTACCAGCCAGTAGACAGAAATAGTGATGGTCACTTGATGAGTATCCTGAACTATGAAAGACAAGATAAAATGAAAGACTTTTTTTATGTAGAACAGATTATTATAGATGGTCTAAATACAATAGATCACAAGTCGCCACACAGAACCTTTATAGGACAAGATTATGAAGACATTGATATATCAAGTGTACACAGGCAAGCGTAAAAAACTTTATGACTTTTGTACTGCATCAGTTAAAGCATACGCAGAAAGAATAGGCGCTGACTATATTGCACAGCGGAATCCTATACTTATGATTAAGCCTGACATATTTCAAACTAATAGGAGTAGAGAGTCTTATGAAAAATATGGTGGATTCCTTCCGATCTATGAGAAAGAGAATGCTTTCTCCTACCTCAAGTCGTATGATCAAATTGCTATTATTGATGCTGATATTTACATACGGACTGATTGCGAAGATAGCATTTTTGCCGCTACTGGTACTGATACTGATTTTGCTGGAGTATTAGAAAGAACTATTCCTGCTAAAAGCGAATATGTGAAGAAGTTAGCTAACTATACTAGGATGCAGTATGCTCATCCCGGACTAAAAAATATGTTCAACTGGCAACATCCTGCAGGGGCAGACTTCTATAACATGGGTCTCATGGTAATCAACAAATCAATCTCAAAGTACTTGAGAGGGGAAACACCTCAACAGTTCTTAAGAAGACCTAAGTTCAAAGCATTCATTGACGGTATGGGGCCATGGAAATGGTCTACTGATCAGACATTACTAAATGTATGGATTAAAGAAGAGAAGATGAAGGTAAACAATCTTCATTGGAAATGGAATGCATTGTATAGTGCCATACCTGATGATAAAATAAAAGAGGCAAACTTTATACACTTTTTCTTAAAAGATAAACTGCCTAATCAGGGAGAAAACGTTAAAGCCGTTATAGAAGAGTTAGGCATTAAAAAATGAAAAACTTAATATATCAGTATTGGTTGGGAATTCCTGGTGCTGCAGTAGAGCATGGCGTACACAATATGGAACAGTATGCCAAAAGGATTGGCGCTGAATATCAGTTCAGACGTAATCCAATTTGGGCAAATCAATACACAGACATACCACAGTACTACAATGCATTTGAAGTTATTTGGAATCCAGTATTTGAAGAATATGATAACATATTGTTCGCTGATACTGATATATTTGCGGTTCAAGGCTTATCTGAGAGTATATTTGATCAAGACATTGCTGACATTGGGGTATGCAGGGAAGAGCACAAAGAAATATCTAGAGCAAAGGGTGAAGGTCAATATACTAGCAAGCATGACAAACTATGGAATAGTTACCTTAAAAATAGACATAAAGTAGATATGCCGCTAAATGATAATGGAGATATGAAAATCTTCAACTCAGGTGTTGTCGTGTACACACGTGAAGGAAGAGAAAAGGCCCGTAAAAGATTTGTGAAGTTTAGGGAATATATAGATTTTATGGCAGCAACATCACTACCTAGATTTTATCGACTTGATCAGAACTATCTTCATGCCAATATGATTATAGCAGACATGAACATTACTGAAATGTATAACGGATGGAATACTCAAATCCATTATACAGGAGATGCTAAACAAAATCCTAGACCTGTATTTGATGGTAGGGATGATAGAGTCGCAAAGTTATGTCACGTACAACTTACAAATGCAGATAGTAGAGATGGTGATTGGCATCATACGATTGTTAACAAACCTAAAAGTGAATGGGAACTTAAATAATGTTTGATGCGTATATTATAACAACTATCAATACATTTGAAAGTGATAAAGTTAAAGCACTCACTAAAAGGTGTGTTGAGACTTGTCGAGCAAATAATATAAACCCTATACTATTTGATGCTATCACGCCATACACACTAGAGAAATATTATGGTGGTTGGCCTGTAAGAGAAGATTATAGAGAAAGACTTCTTGATAACTACAGAAAAAAAGCAGGTAAAGAACCCACTAAAGAAATAGAAAACAGAATGATTGTTATGCAGCAATGTATGACAATGAGTCATTATGAAGTTCGTAAAAAGATTATTGAAACAGGTTCCACGGCTATAGTGTTAGAACATGATGCCATAGTTGGAAGACCTTTAGATTTAAATCAACCATATACTTCTAGAGTCATCAATCTTTGTGTAAGAGAACAAGCAACACATGGCTACACATGCAATCCCGAATATGCCTTGAAATACAATGCAATATATGATAAGATAGGATTCGCAGGTCATGATAATATGAATAGATATATCAACCTGTACGAACAGATAAAGATTTCGCCATATAGGAATGGTGATGCTGTTGTTGGTGGTAATGCCTTACATGAAAGTCAGTGGGATACTCATCGTGGGGCTGTAAAGACTGAGTTGACATATGTGCCTACAACTACTTCAGGGGTTTTTGATTGATGAGAATTTTAGTTACAGGAGCAACAGGATATGTTGGTGCTCATTTTGTAAAGGTTGCTGCAGAGGCAGGTCATACCATTGTTGCTACAGATTATAATCTTGAACAGAACGATTTGAAAAAATACTGTGCGAAAATTGTAGAGTGGGATATTCGTAAACCTATATCAAATAAAATAGTTGGTATAGATAAGATCGTTCATATTGCAGCACGAACTAAAGTTCCAAACTCTGTAAAAGATCCTTATGATTATTATTTGACGAATGTGGTTGGAACTAGGAACGTGATTGATGCAGCATCATGTAATCATTTTGTATACTGTTCCACAGGAAGTGCGTTTAACCCTGCTAGTAATCCTTATGCAGGATCTAAACATGCAGGTGAACTTGTAGCAAAACAGTTCAACAATAAGTGTAGCTTAGTTAGGTTTTACAATGTTAGCGGAAATGATGGAATGCAAAAGTACGATGATGAATATAGTCATCTGATACGTAGGGCAGCAGCAGTTGTAAATGGTAAGTTCGACAAGCTGTATATTCATGGAACAGACTTTGATACTAGAGATGGCACATGTATAAGGAACTACACTCACGTCAAAGACATAGTAGACTCTCTTTTAAGGATCACTGAGAACGAGCCGACCAATGAGATTGACTGTCTAGGATCTCCTGAGGGTTACTCTGTGAGAGAGGTTATAGATACTATGGCTAATGTATCTAGAGCGAACTTTGAAGTAGTTGAAGGCCCAAGAAGAGATGGCGACATTGCAGTGTCAACTGTTCCAATAAAGTCCAAATACTTTGAACAAAAAAAGTCACTTGAAGATATGTGTATTGACGCTATAAAATACGAGGTATAAATGGATAAAAAAATACTATACACAGGTGGAACATTCGACCTATTTCATGCAGGGCATGTCAACTTTTTGAGAATGTGTAAGAACTTAGCAGATGAAGTAGTTGTGTCGCTTAACACCGATGAGTTTATTCAATCATACAAAGGGTTCACACCATTTCACAGCTTTGAACAGCGGAGACAGATTTTACTTTCTTGTGTTCATATCGATAGGGTAGTGTCTAATATAGGTGATGGGGATAGTACCGAATCTATAGAAAAAGTTCAACCTCACATCATTGCTATTGGAACTGATTGGGCCAAAAAAGATTACTATGACCAAATGGGCTTTACTCAACAATGGCTTGATCTGCGAAACATCACATTGGTATACTTACCTTACACAGCGGATGTAAGCTCAACAATCATTAAAGAAAAAATTGCAAAGGCATACCTTCCTCAATGAATATAGCTGTATTATACTCAGGCCAATATAGGGATCACCACAATCCACCAAAGATTAGGGAAAGAAATCTAAAACTATTTAATCAACTTGGTTACAATATTGAGTACTATTTCTCAACATGGAACGATAAAGAGACATTTGAACCGTCTACAGTATATTTTGACGAACCAGTAGTTGAATACGAAACAGTTCGTGGAGTTATAGTCGATGAAGAAATTAAAAACCCTAAATGGAAAAGTATAAAAGCGGGCAAAGAAAATGACAATATCTATAAAAACGGAACTAAACAAATTATAGGACACGGATTAATCCTTGACAAAATTGATCAGAGCAAGTATGATTTAATTATGCGTATGAGATGGGATATAGATGTTGGTGATATTCCAGTTGAAACTATGAAAGATTACATAAAAGAAAGTTATGATTCTCAATGTGCTGTTGGTTTGGGTAATTTTTGGCCTAGAAGAGATTTTGATGGAAAAACTCAAATACAGTTTCTATTGGACCTCTTAATAATTCATCCTTCAAACTTTTTCAATACACAAATGATCTACGACTTGAATACTCAAAAGAAGTTAAGATTCGCTGAGTTTGGTTGGTATCAGATAATGAGTAAGAATAATAACCACAAATCCTACGTAGATAAAAATATTATAAAGAGAACAAAATGATTAATTCAGAACTAGGACATGTAACTTCATTAGAAGAATTTAATAGTGAAATTATTCGACAACAAGAAGAAGCGCATGGAGAGAACTATTGTGATATTCATGACGCTATTAAAAAGTATATGCCAGAATGTAGATCTTATATGGAACTTGGTACACATCAGGGTGGTACTGCTTCCACCGCTTTACTGTGCAAGCCAGAGAGTGTTCAACTAGTCGATATTGATACTAGTAGATATCAAAAGTTCTTAAAACCTATTGCTGAAAAGTATGCCGAAAAATATGATATCGACTTAACTGTTTTAGAGGTAAGTTCTCTTAGTATGAAGTCAACTGCCAAAACAGACATGCTAACGATTGACTCTTTACATCATCCTAATCATATGATACAAGAGTTACGTTTACACCATTCTAATACGTATAAATATATCATAGCACACGATACAAGTATCTTGCATGGGAAAAAAGACAGCAGACTATATGATTGTATGCAAAACTTTTGTCTAGATTACCCTTGGAAAATCGTTGAGAGAAACGAAAAAAATGTTGGATACACAGTTTTAAAAAGAAAGTAGAGATATGTCTATAGGAGATTCGTTAGATAGCGTTATATCAAAAACAAAGGCTTCAACCTTTGTGATGTCAGCTAAAGGAAAACTTCCTGCTTTTATTATATCTGATATTAATAACTCTGCGTCTACAGCAGCTACTAGAAAAGTTGTGAAATCTATTGAAGATACTGGAAGTAGGTTTATACCCTACATTTTACCTGCAACCACTCCCTCAAATTTAGATGATCATTTAAGAGATTTTAACAAGACAAAAATGGATTGGACGTATCCGTTAGCAGGGGAAAAAAGAATAGACATTAAATCAGGTTTACACTTAACAGGGTATTCTGCTAAAGATATTAATAAGGTTATTTCTTGTATGGTTTCTCATATGAGATGTTGGTTGGTTTGTGCATCTCAGAGATTCCCTATAGTAGTTTTAGAACATGATGCTTTGTTTGTAAGAAAACTCGATCTTTATGGTAATGGCAATATTACCTATGAGAATCTAAATAAGCACGGTATCATTGGTCTTAACAATCCAAGGGGTGCTACTAGAAAATCTGCAAAGTATTACGAATCTGTTATTAACATACAAAATAATATTGATAGTGCAAAAGATTTTAATGGTTATACAGTTAGTGATTCACCTTGGGTTGATGATGATAAATATATTCCTCAAGGTATTGCAGGAAACTCTGCATACGTTATCAGTCCTAACATGGCAATCAGACTTCTGAAAAAGGTTGATGAAGTAGGTCTTTGGCCCAACGATGCTTTGATGTGTAAGCAGTTTTTTCCAAATCAACTAAAACAAATATACCCATTCGTTACAGAACTTCAAGGTATACAATCAACAACTACAGGATGAGTATGAAAAACTTTGTTATTGCTATTCGTGAAAATGATAAATCTCTAGAAGCTGCTTCTAAATGTATAGCTTCAGCCGCAAAGTTTAATCTTGAGGTTGATTACTATGATGCGTTTGTACCATCTGAAGCTAAAGACTTTATGAAAGAACAAAAGATAAACGACACTCTCTTTAATGGAGACAAGTATTCTAAAGAAGACAATGCACGTGCTGCTTTCTGTTCTCACTTTTCTATATGGCAGTTTGCTGCAGAAAATAATGAAGAGGTAACAATCTTTGAGCATGATGCTATAGTGATGGACTCAATACCTGAGATTTCTTTTGATGGCTGTATATCTTTTGGAAGACCTTCATACGGCAAGTTTATGCAACCTTCCATGCTTGGAAAACAACCTCTGATATCTAAGCCATATTTCCCTGGAGCACATGCATATAGGGTGAACCCAAAAGGTGCTAAAGTATTAGTCGAGGAAGCAAGACTACAGGCGAGACCTACTGATTTATTTTTAAACAACACTGTGTTTCCTTTCTTAGAAGAATACTACCCTTGGCCTGTGGAAGTTAGAGAAACTTTTAGCACAATCCAAAAAACGGAAGGATGTTTAGCCAAACATATGTACAACAAGGATTATGTCTTAGAGGATATATAATGAAAAATCTTTTTATTACTGGCTATGATAGTAACACAGTATGGATGCTAGATTGGTTTCTGAAAAACTTTAATGAAAACTCAGATACTCCTATACTGACTTATGACTTTGATGATTTTTCTACACCAGTTCAAAACGCTAAAAACTGGTTTAAGAAGCCATTCGCTATGCTAGATGCTGCATCAAAGGTTGACAAAGTTTGTTGGCTTGATATTGACATGCATATAAAACAAAACATAGACGGTATCTTTAATCACGTAGAACCTAATAAGCTTGCAATGGTAGAGGATGTTCCGTGGTCTAGAAGACGTGGAGAGAAGTGGCATAACTCAGGTGTGGTTGCCTTTCAGGGTAAACCTCAGATCTTACAGGATTGGGCATCAGAGATTGCACTAAATCCAATTGTCGGTGATCAAGAAGTTCTACACAGTATGCTAACAAGCCCCTTAAAAAGGATGATACATATAACTGACCTTCCAAGAGAGTACAACACTTTACGGATAGATTTTATAGATGGTACTAATCCAAATAATCCAAAGATAGTGCATTGGACAGGTGCCAAAGGAAAAGAAGAAATCAGAAAGATAATGGTTAGTGAGACGATTAAATGAGTAGAGTTGCACATGTAATAGGTAATGGTGATCAGGCACAGTTATATAGACCTGCGAAGGGTATCAAAGTAGCTTGCAATCAACCCCCAATGGCTATTGAAAATCTATATGCTTCTTGTATAGTAGACTTCAAAATGTCTGCTGCACTCACAGAAGGAAGTGTAGAGATCCCGGGGGATTGGGTGCTAGGGTATAGACCTAAGATCTGGTATGAACAAAATAAAGGAAACTTTAAGATGCGCTTTGGTCACAAGATCAAAGAGTTCTATACAGTTCTACCGCCATACACAAAACTATTTCCAAATGAAAATGAAGGTAATATGTACACGAACTTTAACTGTGGACATATGGCAGTACACTATACTGCAAACAGACT